TCTTGCCGCCAGCCCTAGAGCCTTTGGTCTTCATCTTCCCGCCAGCCATATAGCCCTTAGTCTTTTTCATGGTCATCCTCTGAATAAAGATTATCAAACACCTGATTAACGTCTAACGTGTAATCCAAGTCCGACTTGCTGTAGTGGATATGCTGCGATGGCCTGAAGTCTGGGGCACCTTCCCCGGTCTCGAACCACGCCGGATGAGTCACTCTAACCCGATTATTCGGCAAAGCAACGATATTTCCAGTCCACTTCCCAGCATCTAAAAGCTCCATCACATGGCTTTGTTTATGCTGCGCTGGGTCATCAGCTATTTCATTGTCCGTGTAATCCACGGTAAACAAATACTTTGCTGGGTACATCTCGCCGTCGATCTTAGCAAGCCACGGACATGGCGTACAACGATCCAAGACATACACAGAATGATCTCTCGAACTGCAATCCCACGGCTGGGCAGCCCATGTCGGCATCGGTTCAGGCCACTCCTCAAGAGGGGTATCACCAACTAATGCAGTCAAAGGCATACGCGCCCACATAGCGCCACCGTGAACATTAGGCTCGTCGGTGTCGTATGTCTCTGCGCCGGTAAAGATCACCTGAAAGCTCAGGCTCCTGCACGGCATAGTCGTTACCGCTATCGCCATCGCGTGGAGAAACTCTCCGTGATACTTGCGATGGTTGTATGTGTACTCGCGCCGTACCCAGCACTTGAAGTATGGGATGTTGCTCTGGAGATACGCCATTACGCAGAGTCTCCGTAGAACCTTTCCTCCCACTTCTTGTGCCTACGGATAGGCTCCTTGAAGTACGGCAGGAATCTAGCGATGTACAGAACGAATCGGTTAACCCATCTCAACGGCATAGGCAGTGGTCTCAGGTAATCCAGAAACAACACTATACGATATCCGTTGGTCATGTTCACGGCAAAATGCTCGTATGTGTCATCAAACACCACGGCCTTGCCTTCTTGCCACCGATACTCTTTTTGATCTACAACAAGAACACAGCCCTTCCCGTCGGTTGGAACCTGTATTCCCATATGGATTCTTAGAACGCCGCACCACGGCCCATTGTGTGGCATCAGCATTTTGTTTGGCCCGATCACAGAGAAGTAGGCAGATACCACATTCTTCTCTGAATCTAGGATTCTCATGGTCTCTGGGAACTCTTGGCAGTTCCTCTCGAACCGCACGTTCCCTGCCTTGAGGAAAAACATCTTCCACTTGTCATCGTTTGAGATGAACGTCTGGTCTGGGCTGATCTCTTGGAACGGAGCAAACTCATTGAGCCGACCCTGCATCCGCTCGAACTCAGCCTTGATCACATCGTAGTTCTTTTCGAGAACTTCAGTGAACGGAAAGTCCTTATTCTCAAAGAATACCTTGTCGCCAAAGGTGGAGAACCTTCGGAAGAACGGCTTCAACACCGTATCAATCATGTACCCTTTGACTTCAATCAATAGTACGACGCCCTTCTGGGGTAGTGAGGCTCATCTTCTTCATCGGAGTTTAGCCTCAAGAACCCGCCTTGGCGGAACCTGAGCAGTGCCTGTGTCGATGAGTCAACAAGGTCATCGTGGTCACCAGCCGGGAAAGCAGCGAACTCCTCGATCACTTCCTCGGCAAACCTCGTTCCGGGTGCCCACACAATGCCAGATGCAAACAGGTCTGAGACCGCATTCACACGACTAATCTTGTCGTTACCTCTGGACGGGGTGTACTCCGCAACTGGGATTCCCATCGCTCGTAGCTCAAAGATCAGCGGGGTTCCCGCAGCCTTGGCCTCCACGATAGTGGCATCAGGTTGCCAGTCGTTATAGAACTCCATTGCCGCTTTCTTCAGTTCTGGGAACTCAAGACGCTCTTTGTGGGCATCCAGCAGTATGATATTCGGCTGGGTGACACCATCATCGTCGGGCTTGTAGAAAACGCCCCATGTAGTGCAAGCGGAGAAGTCGGAACGCTGCGTCTTCAAGAACGCCGTATCCCACGACTGAATTATAAATTCACACGGCGGAGGACGATCACTGTCCCATCGTCGCCACCACTCCCTCTTGACCAGCGCCCCTTCCTCGGATGTGGGGTTCTGCTGGTACTGAGCATTCCATTTAGGTGCCGGTAGTTCGTTCTGTAGAGAGGTTAGCTCCTCCAGAGACCAGAACTCAGGCCATAGCGCCTTGCCAGATGGCATGATCGCCGGGAACTCAATCACCTCCCATTCATCGGTGCCTGCCCGTTGAACGGATGATTTGATGATCTGTCCCGTCAAATCACGTTTGTGCCATCGGGTCATAACCACAATGATGGCCCCTCCCGGCTGCAAACGCTGTCGAGGCCCGGAGGTATACCACTCATACACCCGATCAAACACGCCGGGATCTGCACTCTGGCCTTCTTGCTCAGAATGCGGGTCATCAATGATCAGCAGGTCGGCACCTTTACCAGTAACCGCACCACCAACACCGATAGCGAAGTATTCGCCGTTCTTGCTGGTACTCCATCGACCAGCAGCCTTTGAGTCAGATCTCAAACCTAAGTCGGGGAAGACGGCTTTGTAGTCCTCTGCATCGACAAGGTTACGAACCTTACGACCAAAACCTACAGACAACTCGGCAGTATGCGCCGTTTGGATAATCTTCTTTTCGGGGTATTTGCCAAGGAACCATGCTGGCAGGAGATACGAAGCAAACTCGGACTTCGTGTGTCTGGGCGGCATGTTGATGATCAGCCGCTTCAACTCCCCTCTAGCTACACGCTCGAAAGCATCAGCCATTATTTTGTGGTGCCGTCCCTCGATAAAGGCAGGCCACACGTAATTCACAAATCCCATGAACTCTTCACGGGCACGTTCTTTCTTCTCTGTCTCCTCTAAGGCTTCAAGAAGCTCTAGGATCTCTCTCTGCTCTTCTAGCGGAAGATCAGTAACTCCTTTGAGTAAATCCTTATCTATTCTTTTTGACATGTAAGTCCATAGAACGTTCTACAGATAGAACGTTCTTCTGTAGAACGTTAATTCAGAACGATAAACTGAAGCCCCGTAGTACCCCGGAGGGGCGAATGAACGTTCAACCTGTAGAACGTTCTATGTCACCTTTGGTGATTCTAGCAGACTGAAGACCTTGACAAAGAAAGTCAACAAAAAAGTACGCCAATTTTTTTAGAAATTTTTTTTGGCTCTGGGACTCCTAGCCTTTGTGCCACACAAAAAATGGGTTCTTCGTTGTTCGTGTTCCTATATGCCAGAAAAAAGGGGTAATCGTTTGAGCGTTTCCTTATGTATGTACGATGTGCATGCGCGTGTGTACAGGGGGGGTGGGGGGTCGCGGGATCGGGCGGCCTCCCAGAAAAAAGACCGCCTTACTCCAACCGTTGTGATTCGTTGTGCGTCAGACGCTAACCGTTAGCCTCAGTGCAGCGGCTGGTCGTCGGTCACTGATGACAGCCGCCTCTCGATCTCAGCAGCGATCTCATCCGGTGAACGCTCGACCTTCTCGACCACCTGCTTGTCGGAGAACAATGCAACAGTCCGACCCAGCAGTTGAGCCGCAGTCAGTTGTGCGTTTGTCGGCTCTTCGCCGGTCGTGGGATCGACGCCGTCCTCCACCCATTTACGAAGCTTGCCGACAACCAGCTCTCTGTCCGAGACGGCCTTTCGCTGGATCGCTCGCTCCTTCAGCGCAATTAGCTGATCCACCCTTGCGGAAACCTTGGGGTCTTTCATCAGCCGTGATCCCTCACTGTGAACCGTGGAATCCTTGCCATTGCTGTCGAAAGCTTCCCTGTATGCATCCGCTTGGCTTGAACCCCCAGCCACTAACTGGGCGAACCGTTCTTGCTTCGGTGTCAGTTTGTCCATTTGCAAAACCCTATAATGAAGCACCCATTTTAGCCGTCCAAAATGCCCCGCCAACAGCCCACGACTAACGACCCATCTTAGTGGCGACTCACGCAAACCCCCCCAAATAGCCCAAACCGTGCAATTTTTTTTCGGTCGTAAGTCGTTGTTCTATAACGATAAAAAAAAATAGTTCAAATTATTTTGCTGTTAGGGGTTGCACGCTATTCGTTATTCGTATCTTCTAAGGGCCAACGGCGACGGGGAGCCGACTGAATCCCGCCACCTCCTCACGGTGAAGTGAGTCCCTAACGGGCAGCACTGCCGAGGTGACCCTCCCAGACTGGGCAAGTTCTGGTGCGAGATAGGACAGCGTCGGCCCGTACCGCAACGGGCAGTGCCGGCAACCTCCAAGCCTCGCAGCGCCGCGCAACGCGGAGCCTAAACTGATGGTGAAGGCTAAGGTTGAACGGCGAGTGAAGTGAGACCCGAGAGGGCAGCACTGCTCGACCGGCCTGACACCCTGACATCAGCCAACGAACTTCAAACCGCGCAGGATTTACCAGAGCGCACTGGCAATCAAGCCAGTGCTTTCGAGTAAGTCACAAAAGGAGAACGTGCTATGGACAATCAAGATCACAAGGATTTTGAGGACTTCATGCGAGAGCAAAACCTCTAGTCGAAACCGCCTCTGGCGGTCTGCATTGACTGGCCCCGATGCACTGATGATGATAGGCCAAACTTAAACTTTAGGAGAACGTGACATGCGCGATGTGTACCAAGAAATCACCGACCGAATCGTGGCTCAGATGGAGTCGGGCGACAGCAATTGGATCAACCCGATGGCTGGCTCTGGCCTTGGCGGAGGCTGGCCTATGAACGCCACCACCGGCAACCGATACAACGGGATCAACGTGATGCTGTTGATGGGCCTCACGGTGTTCAACGGCAAAGAGCATGTCCCCGCCGCCAGCCAGCAGTGGGCGACATTCAAGCAATGGCAATCCAAGGGCTGCCGAGTCGTGAGCGGCAAGGGCAGCGGCAACATGATCGTCTTTTTCAAGAAACTGGAAGTGAAGGATCGCAAAGACCCTACCGGCGAAACCAAGATACATATTCCATACCTCAAGGCATCCACTGTCTTTGCTGCCGAGCAAGTCGAGGGCGAGTTCGCTGATCAGTTCAAAGTCGAGCGGGAGCCGCTGACTGAAGTCGAGCAAATCGCAGCCGTCAATGAGTGGGTAACCAATTACGTCAGCGCGACCGATCTGACGATTGACTACGCCGAGGTGGGCCGTGCGTTCTACCGTCCCAGCACCGACTCGATTCACATGCCGTCCGCCGATGGATTCGAGGCCACTGCAACGTCAACCGCCACAGAGTGCTTTCACTCAACCCAGCTCCATGAGCTGACCCACGCGACTGGTCACAAATCGCGCCTTGCCCGACTCAACATCAAGAACAATGAGGGCTACGCATTTGAGGAATTAGTGGCGGAGTTGGGCGCTGCGTTTCAGTGCCTGATGCTCGGCGTCAGTGCAGAGCCGCGCGAGGATCACGCGAAGTACCTGAACAACTGGATCGCGGCACTCAAAGATGACAAGCGCCTGATCTACAAAGCCGCCAAGCTTGCACAGCAGGCAGTGGATCACATCGCGGAGCACCAGCCCTCCGCAGAGCAATCAACCGAAGAGGCAGCCTAAGGGCTGCCAAGGAGATCACACCATGAGCACAACCATTTATTTGCCGTACGGCACCAGCGACGAGGCGATTG